TATTTGGAATCATACAGATATAACTAAAGTTTCACATCAAGAAGCTCTGTTTATTAAACCCACTGCTCCCACCTCAAAACACTTCGCAATAGATGATTTAGGTTATGCTAATAGCTCCAGTCTAGCATTTCGAGATTATGGTGTATATGAAACAATGTATTCTCATCTAAATCCTAATAATGATATGGATTGGAATAATATAAAATCCTTAATTGATAATAAATCTAATAAGTGGGATGATTCTGCTATACTTAAATGGCGAAAACCTAAAAATGTACCAAGAAATCATACATTAGTTATTGGTCAAATGCCTAAGGATGAAACAGTAGAAGGATTTGGATTTGGTGGGCATATTAGAAAATTAGATCTAATAGTAGAAAGATTAGTTAAAGAAACAGATTATCCTATTGTAGTTAAAATGCATCCTAAGTTACAAAAAAGAGATAGATTAATAGACAAGTGGAAATCATGGGGTGTAGATGTAAGAGAAGGATTCGAATCTATACATGACATACTCCCGCGTACACGCGTAGCCATTGTAGATAATAGTACTGCAGGAATAGAATGTTTAATGCATCAAGTACCTGTTATCTCAACTGGATGGCCAGAGTATCATTGGGTGACAGAAAAATTACAAGTATTACCCCAATTACCTAGGTTAATTAAAGATCTAGAATGGCATGAGCTTGATGATGCTAATAAGTTTATATATTGGTATATACATGATTACCTTTGTTATGATGTTGAAAGCACAAAGAGAAGATTAAAAGATATATTGGATTCATGGAGACTTTAATAGTTAGAAAAATAGATGAAACATTCTTACAGATAGAATGTGAACAATCTACCGAAAGAGAATTATCAGAACACTTTTGTTTCTATGTACCTGGATATAAGTTTATGCCAGCATATAGGAATCGTATGTGGGATGGTAAAATCCGCCTATTTGATATGAGACAAAAGACACTTTATAGTGGATTATATTGGTATTTAAAAGAATTTTGTGAAGAAAGAGACTATGAATTAGCCTTAGATATACCACTATTACCTGAATATAATGATGATTTAATTAGTGTTTGTTTAAAGAAAATAAGACTTCCAAGCAATATAATACCAAGGGACTATCAATTAAAAGCGCTTAGGCACGCGCTACGGAGCTCCAGAACACTGTTATTATCGCCTACCGCATCAGGTAAGTCATTAATCATCTATTTATTGGGTCGATATTTCATTGAGAATAGTAATAAAAAGATCTTAATTGTTGTTCCAACTGTATCCCTAGTTGAACAAATGTATGCAGATTTTGGGGATTATTCTAAAGATGATAAAGATTTTAACCATGATGAATGGTGTAAAAGAATACATGGTGGTGTAGAGAAAGGGATATTCCACGAAAGAATAGTAATAAGTACATGGCAATCTATTCATAAGAAACCAAAAGAATGGTTTAAAGATTTTGGTATGGTTATTGGTGATGAAGCACATCAATTTAAAGCTAAGTCCTTAACCTCTATTATGGAGAAATGTTCAAATGCTTCCTATAGAATAGGTACTACCGGTACTCTAGATGGAACACAAACACATCAATTAGTATTAGAAGGACTTTTCGGCCCAGTGCATAAGGTAACCACAACAAAGGCTTTAATGGATAGCGAAGAATTAGCTCAATTAGATGTTAAGGTATTATTACTTAAATATAAAGATGAATATTCTCAGGTGGTTTCTAAATTAAAATATCAACAAGAATTAGATTTCATCGTCTCGTACGCGCCGCGCAATAATTTTATAGCTAATCTTGCACTTGATCAAAAAGGTAATACATTAATACTATTTAATTATGTAGAGAAACATGGTAAACCCCTTCATGATTTATTAAAAGGTAAAGTAGAGAAAGATAGAAAATTGTTTTATGTCTCAGGTGAAACCCCAGTTGATGCTCGAGAACAAATAAGAGCTATTACAGAGAAAGAAAATAATGCTATTATTGTTGCTTCCCTTGGTACATTCTCTACTGGAATAAATATAAAGAGATTACATAACCTTATTTTTGCTTCGCCCTCGAAGAGTCAGATTCGTGTATTACAATCGATTGGAAGAGGACTTAGGGTTAGTGGAGATGGAATAGATACTACAGTATACGATATAGCTGATGATCTACATTGGAAAAACAAAAAGAATTATACATTAGGTCATGCTGGTGAAAGAATAAAAATATACTCAAAAGAGAAATTTAAATATAAGATATACGAAATATGCATATAAATAGTAATAACATGGAAAATAAATTAAACGTACGACAATTTAAACTACTTAATGGTGAAGAGATCGTAGCATTGGTTACCCAAAAGGAAAGTGGATCATTCATAGTTGAAAGACCTTTTCTTATCCGATCTAACATTGTTGGTGGTTTTGTATTTTTACCCTGGTTTCCATTTTCATCCCAAAGAATTTTTAAGATCGCAAATGAAAATATTTTACATCATGTAGAAATAGATGAGGATATGAAAACAGAGTATATAAAACTTGCTGCAGATTTAAGAATGAAACCGAAGCTTCGACCACACGTTGATCAAAACATACTTGATGAACTCACGGACTTTTTTGAAGATACTTACGCTGAAACTGAAATGGAATTAGAAGAGAATTTTGGGGATAACGTTATACCGTTTCCAAACCCCAAGGACACTATTCACTAGTGTTCTCTCTCCCTGGTACACTCTATTATTATATCACACTTTCAGCGATTTGTAAACCCCCTATCACAAATTAAATTAGGGGTTTACTTTTAGGTAAAACTATGGTATAATAGACTATACATTATGGAGAAATAATAATGGTTAAACACGCAGAGGCTAAGAAAAAGCCACACTACATTAATAACAAAGACTTTTCACTAGCAGTGGTAGATTACGTAACTACTGTAAATGAAGCAAAAGAAAAAGACCAACCAATTCCTAAAGTAACAAATTATATTGCAACCTGCTTTATAAAAATTGCCGAAGGATTATCCCATCGCCCTAACTTCGTTCGATATACTTATCGAGAAGAAATGGTTATGGATGGAGTAGAAAATTGTCTTCGAGCAATTAATAACTACAAAATAGAAACAGCAACTCGAACAGGAAAACCGAATGCATTTTCTTATTTTACTCAGATTGTTTACTTTGCCTTTATCAGAAGGATAACCAAGGAAAAGAAACAACAAGATATTAAAATGAGATTTATCGAAAAGATGGGTATTGAGGATTTCACTGCTATGGGTATGGATGATGCAGGAGCACAACAAACTATGGCATATGTAGATACCTTAAGACAAAGGATTTCTTCTGTCAGAAATAAAGATGCTGTTATTAAAGAATTCGCAAAAGAAGAAAAGAAACTAGCTAAAAAGAAGCTAGAGTTCTTTATGGGGTAATATGAAAATAGCAATATTGAACGACACTCATTGTGGTGTCAGGAATTCCTCCGATATATTTTTACAATATCAAGAAAGGTTTTATAACGAAGTATTTTTCCCATATCTTGAAAAACATAATATTAAAAATATACTTCATTTAGGAGATTATTATGAACATAGAAAGTTTGTCAATTTCAAAGCACTTAACGCGAATAGGAAACATTTTCTTGAGCCTATTCGGGATCGCGGTATTACTATGGATATTATTCCTGGTAACCATGATGTATATTTTAAAAACACTAATCAGCTTTGTTCTTTAAAAGAACTATTAGGATACTTTACTTCCAATGTTAACATTATTATGGAACCAAAAGTATTGGATTATGATGGATTAGGTGTAGCAGTTATACCATGGATTAATAATGGAAACTATAATGAATACACTGACTTTGTTTTAAAATGTAAAGCAGATATTCTTGGAGCTCATCTAGAATTAAAAGGATTCGATATGATGCCAGGTATTTCTAACCCCCACGGTATGAATGCTAATATATTCTCAAGATTTGAAACAGTACTCTCAGGACATTTCCATACTAAATCATCTCAAGGCAATGTTCATTATCTAGGAGCTCAAATGGAGTTTACCTGGGCTGATGTAGATGATCCTAAATATTTTCACATATTAGATACGGACACGCGCGAGATCACGCCCGTGCATAACCCGATTACTATATTTAAGAAGTTTGTTTATGATGATGAAACAGTAGATTATAGCAACATAGATATAAGTGAGTTCGAGAAAAAGTTTGTTAAGATTATTGTACTAAACAAAAACGATCTCTATATGTTTGATAAGTTTATTGATAAACTACATAGTATAGAAACTTACGAACTTAAAATAGCAGAGAACTTTGAAGAGTTTCTTGGCGAGAGTGTTAAAGATGAAAAGGTTTCCCTAGAGGATACTACTGAATTATTAGATTCATATGTCGATGCAGTAGAAACTGACCTAGATAAAGACCATATAAAAGTGAAATTAAGAGAGCTATATACCCAAGCTCAGAATCTCGAGGTATTATGATCCAATTTAAAGCATGTAGGTGGAAGAATTTCTTATCCACCGGAACAGAATTCATAGATATAAATTTAGAAAAATCCCCAACAACCCTAATCGTAGGCCAAAATGGCTCAGGTAAATCTACTTTACTTGATGCACTATCCTTTGGTTTATTCGGTCGTGCTCATAGAGATATTAATAAGAATCAACTTGTCAATTCTATAAACAAAAAGAAGACCGTGGTTGAGGTAGAGTTTGAGGTAGGAGGTACACATTTTAAAGTACATCGTGGAATTAAGCCAGCAAAGTTTGAGATATATAAGAACGGTAAACTTATCAATCAAGCATCAAACGCAAGAGAGTATCAGAAGTTTCTTGAACAAAATATACTTAAACTTAACCATAAATCCTTCCATCAGGTGGTTGTATTGGGGAGCAGTTCTTTTATTCCTTTTATGCAGTTACCAGTTTGGTCAAGACGTGGTGTTATTGAAGACCTTTTAGATATTAATATATTCTCTAAGATGAATCAATTACTTAAAGAAAGAAATTCTAATATAAAAAATCAATTAATGGAATTAGACCATAGACTAGAATTAATTAAGACCAAGATGATAGGTCAAACAAAATATATTAAAGACCTACAGGGTATTAATAAAGATCAAATTAAACAAAAGAGAGATTCAATACGTATTCATAAAGGTGGAATTAAAGTTTTATTTGAAGAATCAAGTAAACTAGGAAAGAACCTTTCGGCTAGTATGTCACAAGAAGAAGATGCTTATTCTAAACAAATGGATCAGGTAGCTAATATCAAATCCCATAACCTTAGATTAAATGATGAAATTAAAAAATTAGTAACTGAATCCAAATTCTATGAGGATAATGACCTTTGTCCTACCTGTGACCAAGATATTGAAAACGAAAAGAAAATAGAAAAACAAAAGTTTATAAAACAATCTGCTAAAGAGGTTCAGGAAGAGAAAGAAGATCTTCAAAGAAGTCTAAGTGTACTTTCAACTACCACTCGAGAGATCAATGAGAATTTAACTAACCTTAGGGAAAAACAAAACAAGATTAATTCTAATAATGATTCTATCGGTATATTACAAAGAGAAGTTGATAAGATTCAAAAAGAGATTAATACATTATCTGGGCAAACCGGTGATGTAAAACAAGCCAAAATATCATTAGAACAACAAAGAGATCAAAAAGATGATCTTACAGAGGATAAATTAAAGTATACTGAAGAAAGAACTTACAATGAAGTGATAGGAGAAATGCTTAAAGATACTGGTATTAAAACCAAAGTAGTTAAGCAATACCTCCCAGTTATGAATAGATTGATTAATGAATATCTACAAGTTCTAGACTTCTTCGTAGCATTTCACTTAGATGAAAACTTTAATGAAACTATAAGATCAAGGCACAGGGACACATTTAATTATGCATCCTTCTCCGAAGGTGAGAAACAAAGGATTGACTTGTCCCTGCTGTTTACATGGAGACAAATAGCTAAGATGAAGAATAGTGCAGCGACTAATCTCTTAGTCCTAGATGAAACATTTGACTCTAGTTTAGATGTAGATGGTATAGAAAGCTTAACCAAGATTCTAAGCACACTCGATGCAGATTCGAATGTATTCATTATATCCCATAAAGGTGATGTCCTAGAGAACAAATTCAGGGCTAAAATAGAGTTCTGGAAAGATAGAAACTTCTCAAAAATCAGATAAGATCGTAACAAATTGTAACTTTTTTCAATTATTTTGCATTTAGGGGTTTACAAAGGGCCAAAAGTGTGGTATAATGGTACCTATAATAAATTAAAACAGTAAGGAGTTTTATGTACAATCAAACAATAGCCAAGTTACTAGCCAAAGAGGATATTACTATCCAGCACGGCAATTATCAAACAGCTTGGTTCGACATTCAAAACAGAACCCTTGGTCTTCCTATGTGGAAAGATATGGGTAAAGATGTTTATGATCTATTGATTGGTCACGAAGTAGGGCACGCATTATATACGCCCTTCGAAGGATGGCATGATAGCCCAGACAAATTAGAAGGTGCTCCTAGATCTTATATTAACGTGGTCGAGGACGCGCGTATAGAGAGATTTATCCAAAAGGATTATCCTGGATTAGTTGGACCATTCAGAAGAGGTTATCAAAACCTTGTTGATCGTGGATCCTTCTTTAAAGGTATAGAAGATGCTGATTGGAATAAAACAAAACTTATTGATAAGATTAATACCAAAGCTAAGCTAGGAAATATGGTTAATGTTCCATTTAACGATGAAGAAATCATATTCTATAAAAGATCAATGACCACTAAAACATTTGATGAGGTGGTTCAGCTTTGCAAAGATATATTAGAATACACAAGGGAAAATCAACCCGAATTACTTAAACAACCTGAGCCAGAACCTGAGTTAGATATACCAGAAGGCTTAGAGGAAATGGACACCTATGGATCACCAGAAGATCCATCACCAATGGGCCATGATGATATGGACCCACCAGAAAATAATTCTGATTCTGCAGATCCTGATGACGATTCAGCTAGTGAGGACTTAACCGAAGAGGGAGAGCAAGCTAGGGATGAGGATCAAGATTCTGCAGATGACGATTCTAATAAAACCGGAAAGACAGATAAGGGTGGAGAAGATGATGAAGCCCTAACTGATATAGGTAATAGAGACGCAGAAAGAGACCTTGTAGAAACAGACAGAAGTGGAAGACAACCTCAATTCATGGCAGAACCTAGTAAAGCAATTAGAGATAAGGTAATAGTTAAATACAATGAATTAGCTAAAGCAAGAAAAAATAAATTAGAAGGATATCAATCTTATAGAGTAGATGAAAATACATTAGAAGCTATTGCTTATTACAAAACCAGTTTTAATCCTTATATTAAAGGGGTTAAGAAATCTGCTAATTACGCAGTTAAAGAATTTGAAATGAGAAAGGCAGCTTTCCAATGGCAAAGAGCTCAAACAGCTAAATCAGGATCTTTGGATGTAAACAAAGTACATTCCTATAAATTCAATGAAGATATATTTGCTAGGGTTACACAACTAGCTAATGCTAAAAATCACGGGATGATTATGTTTATTGATTATTCTGGTTCAATGTCTGGTACCTTATCTCAGGTCCTAGACCAACTTTTACATTTAGTCGTATTCTGTAAATCAGTAAATATTCCATTTGATGTTTATGCCTTTACTACCAATAATCATATACCTAATGAAATGTTTAGAGATGGAGAGGTACAAATGAATGATACCCATCTTACTCAATTAATTAGCTCTGATCTTAAAAAGAAACAATATGAAGAAGCTTTATTTGGGCTTTATCTTAGAATGAAAGCTAATGATAGTAGAAATAATTATTACTATAGTCATGAGGATTTAGATTCTACTAAAGAACCTTATATAGATGAATATGATATTACACCTCCATGTGAAGCGTATGGATCAACACCACTTAATCAAGGATTAATATTAGCTCATAGAATGGTTAGAGAATTTAGAGCTAAGCACAATGTTGATAAAATGAATCTTGTTATCTTAAGTGATGGAGATTCGAATTACATAAATCAACATAAAGATTATAATATCGGAAAAGATAAAAGAGTGTGGAATGATTTCACCAATACTAATCTTCTAGTAGATAAAAAACTTTTAAGATTAGGCCAAGGAAGAATAGTTACCCATCAATTACTTGAAAACATTAGTAAAAGATACGGATGCCAAACCCTAGGATTTTTCATTTCTGATCACTCTCGCGATTGGTCCAGTAAGCTTTGGGAATGTAAAGTTGGATATGAAGATAGAGCAAAGGTCAATAAAGAATATAGAAAGTATAAGTGTGTTACTATGAATAATGTTCTAGGATATGATGAATTTTACCTAATTAAAGGTGGATCACAACTAGATACACAAGAAGAAGAATTTGAAGTTGATTCAGATGCATCCACTGCTAGAATCAGATCTGCTTTTAAGAAGTTTGCTACTTCTAAAAAGAACAACAAGACATTACTAACTAACTTTGGTAAGGTAGTAGCATGATACAATTTGTTACGAAAATAATTGAATTAGGGGGTTTACATTCCCTCAAAAGTGTGGTATAATGGTACCTATATTAAAAAATAAAAAACTGTAAGGAGTTTATATATTATGAATAAAGTGAAAACTGAAACGTTGAAAAGATCAACCGAGATTATCCTGGAGGAACTCGTTAAAAGAAATCCAGATTCGACAGAGTTTAAAACTCAACAAATTCAAACAACCGCCGAGGAAATGGGCTATAAAAAGTCAGACTGGATCCCACTATGTAATGGTGAATTCAGATCTAGGATCGGATGGTATAACCTAGCTCATC